ATTGAGAAACTGATTGAAAAGAAGAAGAAGCTATATTCTACCGAACAGAACGCTTCAATCTTCATGTGGTGCTCAAGTTGCAAGAAGAAGACGAAGTGCGACTACTATCAACTCCAGACTCGATCTGCGGACGAGCCGATGACGACTTTTGTGTCTTGTTTGGAGTGTGACAAGCGGTGGAAGTTTTAAATCCTTCGGGAGAAGACCCTTCTACATAAACTTCAATTGGGTCTAGTCCGTTTGTAATTTCGGGCTTACTGAGGTCGGGCGTGGTTGAACCGAACATCTTTTTAAACGCTCCAATAATAGGGTCAGGAACCTGTGGGCTGGTTTCTTGAAGTCTATCTAATTGTTCGCGTACAACTTTAAGCATATCGTGGGCTGCCATTCGTTCACAACGAGGCAGAGATAGTTCTATAACAATAAATCTGTGTATTTTTGAATAGTTCACGCCCGATATCCGGTGCGATTCGGCCCGCTTAGCCCAGCCAAAGTGAGTAGAAACAGTGTTCAGGATTCCGACCGTCAAACTGATAATACCAACACCTATGCTTGAAGCAGCGGCATTATTGAATAAGGTTTGAGACCCGATACTAGCCGTCCCTGCTACGGTGGACAGAACTATGGTAGGGAGTGTTATGTAATTGTTATATCTTGAATACTGCTTTTCGGACTTTCCATGTAACCAAGAGTAACACAGGGCACGTTCACCCTCTTCTGCTATTATTCGTTCTATCTGTGAATTCCAACGAATTTTTTCGGTTATATCATCCATCTTTAATTTTAATATAAATTTTACATAATGGGGTTGAAGGATATATTAGAGGCTAACAAGGTACCTCTTCCTTCTGATTTTGACGAGAGGTTTAACCTAGTAATGATGGGGCTGCGAAAAGACCCCAAATTTGACGAAGAGCTGCGAAAGTTCAAGGAGCAAACGGGAGGTCTTAAACTGTCTAAACTGAAGGATAAATTTAAGTCAGGCTTAGATTCTGTAAGGAACGACATCCAGAGTCGTGTTACGTCGGTAACCGATAAGATTCCAGCAACCCCTGATACTTCTAGTTCATATGCGCCTCCGATGGAATTAGATAGTGAAGATTGGATGGGTCCGAGAATTCGTTGGTTCCTAGGAGCGGTCACATCTCCATATGCCCGTGTTATGTTGCGGAGCTTGTTTATGGTGATATTCTTCGTGAGTTATTTAGAATCCATTCCAGTGTTTGGTAACATTCTCAGCGTTGGACTCGATGTTATGGTTACTGGTGGTAAAATTATTACTAAATCGGTCCAGAAGCAAATCCCCTTTATCATGGGTCTAATACCCCTACCGTACGCTGGACTGGTAGGACTTATAATGGCTGCGATTTACGGAGCAATGGTATGGCCTATTATTGCGATGGTTTCGTTTAGTCGTCAGGAATTCACAGTAGCGATGGAGTCGTTTCTGCGAGTAATACCACCTCCCGCTGGAGATATGATAGCAGACTTATTTTTGGAAAGCAACCGATTTGTAGCAAAAATGGAGCTCAAGCGTCAAAAATTAGCACATAACATCATAACTGCGATTGGAACGGTCGCAAATCTTATTGAGGATATGTCAACCCGCATGAGCAACGGAGTTTCAAAGGTGACTTCTCAAGTCGCCAATGTATCTCAAATGAAAGACCGTTTTGTTAACGGGGTCAAAAGTCAAATACCTACGTCAATCCAACAGACGTTTAGTAACGTTACGCAGCCACCAAGTTACCCTCCGCCGAGTTACGCTCCACCAAGTTACCCTCCACCTGCTTATCCACCACTGGCTTATCCTCCACCTGCTTATCCGCCACCGGCTGTAGCTAACGAACCAAACACACTGGCGAATGCTTTTGAAAATATTAAGCAAACCGCTCCACAAGGCATGTTGGGTAACATAAAATCATTTTCAGATAAAATTAAGGAATCTGCGAAACTTCCTACCGCACCCGTAGGTCAAGGACGCAAACGGCTTACAACAAAACGACGGATTAATACTAAATGGATGAAGACACGACGAGTAAAGTACGCGAAACGCTGAGGCAGTGGATTGCTCTGGATGACCGCTCTCGCGAACTACAAGCTGAAATTAAAAACATTCGCACACAGAAAGCCGAATTGAGTGGAGCGGTACTATCGTTTATGCGAGATAACCAAATTGACGATATTGCCCTTGAAGGTTCGGGTGTTGGGAATATTCGCCGGAGTGTTCGTACTTCTCGTCCTCCGCTGCGTCGTAACTATATTCGTACCCAGCTCCTGCTACAGTTTGCCGACCAGCCGCAGCGAGTAGCAGAGGTTCTGCGTTCTATTGAAGGAATTCCCGACGGAGCCGATGATATGTCGGTCGGAGGCACACAGCGAGAACTACTGACACGTCATATCCCACGAACTAAGTTTGTGTGAACTTGACTATTGCCTGTCTAGCAGCTTCTTGCTCTGCTTGTTTCTTGGTAGGTGCAGTTCCTCTACCAAGTTCAACTCCCATGTGATTCACAACCGCCATAGTGTATCTACCACCATTCTCCTGTGTAACCATCGTATATACAGGAGTCATGTGATAAGCCGATTGATACAGCTTTTGAAACTGTTCCTTGAAGTTCCGATTGTTCATGAGTAGTTTTGGAATGTCTATGTAGGTTTCAATCAAAGAGACTACGAAGTCGTATACTATCTTAAATTCATGTCCACTATCAGTCCACAGGGCTCCGATGAATGCCTCCAAGATATCGCCGAGCTTTTTAATGTTATCTCTGCCCGCACAGATATCTTCGTTATGCCGAGAAATGATGTAAAACTTATCAAGTCCGATTGTTTGACTCAGCTTCCCCAGGGTATCGTTACAAACGATTTCTTTCTTGACATCCGTAAGGAATCCTTCGTTTTCAGTTGGGAACCGTTTGACTAGGTAGGTTGAAACACATGCTCCAAGTACGGAATCACCTAAATGTTCCAACCTTTCGTATGAATCGTCGAACAAATCAAGACAATTTGATGGACGAGCCACTAGTTCAGTATGTTCCCCAGTTGGTGTCGTATACTCCGTGCGTTTCACATACGACGAGTGAACCATCGCAGTTTGGAATATGGTGATATCCCGAACTTTGAATTTTGGACACCCATTTTGTGAAAGAACTGACTGGATATCATTCGTGCTGATGAGCCTGTTCTTGGGATTATATGGATTGTATGTCATCCTTACTTGCCTTTGTTATTCTTGCGCTTGCGTGTAACTCCCCGTTTCCGTTTTGTTTGGCGACGTCTCTTACTTCCATTCTGTTCGGTAATATTCTGTGCAGTATTCAATACTTGGTCTACATATCTATTGTATGCCGCCTGATCGAGCTTCTCATTAGAAGCAAACCTTTCAGAGTCAAGTAATTTTCCCATTCCAAATAAAGCTATCATTCTAGCAGTGTCTGAATCTGGATGATTTATTCGGGTTAGAATCGGGCTGAGACGTTCAATAATTTTAGGGATGCGGTCTGTTACCCATGCATTCCGCGCAGCAAGAGTAGACAATTCCCCACCATCTATGTCCTTGCTTTGAATACCTGGTATGGTTTCACGCAGCGTTTGTTCAATAACATCAGTATCCGCTGTCCAACCAGTAAGCTTCCCAGAACCATCTCGTGTTTCTTTAATAAAAACCGAAGCGCTCTTGGGACCATTACATACCGCATGAGCCCATTCGTATTCAGCCCGAACTAATTCGGGTGTAGAAGTTGACGGTAGTTTCGAAAGTGCGATATCTGCGAACATCACACCCTGTACAACCGGTAGTATATGTTCGCATGCTATTGTGTCAAATTGACTCCCGTCGGGTTTTAATAACGGATAATCGCACAGCCAGCAGTTGGAGGGTACCCCAACTCCTGCCCGAACACATTGACCGGTATTGTCGGCTGGGGCGAACATGTAACGGACTGCTTTCTTCTTTGTTAAAAATTTAGCAACTGCTTCGGGTCCATAAAGTCTAACGGCAAAAACAATAGCAGGAGATTTGCTATTCAGTACGCGGTTTCTGTATTTTTCTAGTTGCTGAGATTTTGCTATTTCAGTTGGATTTAGTTCGCTATTAGCAGCTTCAATATCTGCTTCTATCGTTTGTAGCGCTTCATTAAGCAAGTTTAGTCCTCGTTCCTCGTATGTTTTTTGGAGCCTTGCCTTTTTAATAGCAGCATTGCGCGACTCTTGTTGAATTTCAGCAGCTTTCTCAGTTGGAATTCTGTTTCGCTTACTCGCCATTATCTATATCAGTCATTTTTTACACGTGTGAAGTTGAATTCGGTGGAAACTAGTCGTTCCTTTGAGGAATTGACGATAAATTCAAAGCAGTCGTCGGCCGTACAGGTTGAAGTGGAATTGAAGTACGCTTCAAGCATGGCTTTCAGTTCCTTCTTGGAAATGTTCCACGGTTTATTCCACCCGGGACGCTGAATTTTCACGACAGAATTATCTTCGCTCAATTGAATCTTTTCAACATGAGAAAGTTCTGGAGATTGGAGAATTTTTGCGATATTTGTTTCCACGTCCCGTCGTTCGTTTCGCAGGTCGTAAACCTTCTTATTTGCCGTTTGAATATCATCGTCAATCTTGGCGTAGGACTTCAGCCACGTCTTCAGTGTATCAATAAGGGACGACATGGTGTTACATACTCTAATACTTTAAAGTTAAATCCGTTTTCAATGTAAAGGGATGTATTTGGACGAAAAAGACATCCAGCGTCTGCGGGATGTTTATAACAAAGAACATCCTCGTGAGCAACCGATAGCATCCAACACACCCGAAGGAACTTGGGCGGAGATACAGATGCGATTACAATCAAAATGTAAATCGGGTCGCGCCGAGTGTATCATTACGTCACTTATGTCCAGACCAAAGGCACCGGCAGAGTGGAAAGTAAACGCCGAAGAGTGGCTGTCGTCTACGGATATCAATAAGCTGGAAAAGTCATTTGAGGAGCTGTTTCCCGATTATATTCACGTTGGGACCTTTCCCATGGACTTTGACACCAAAAGTGAAACCGGTAAATGTTTGGTAAGTGCGTTGTGCTCTATGGATATTCGAAAACTAGCAAAGGATGGTAAAACTCAAATCGGTATCATTTTTAACACCGATGTGAGCACGGGACCGGGCGAACATTGGGTAGCGGTATATTGCGATATTCGTCCCGAATTAGCTTATCCCCGCATGACGTATTTTGATTCGTATGCGCAAAGACCCGAGAAGGAAATTAAGCGACTCATGTTGCGGTGGAAGGAGCAGTGGGATGCTACAAAGGTTCATTCGCAGGGTATGAAGCTAACTTACAATAAGACACGGCACCAGTACAAAGATTCCGAGTGCGGAATGTACTGCGTCTACTTTCATTACTGCTGTCTAATGGGTATTTCTATGGAAGAACGTATACCTGACGACGTGGTCAACGGGTTCCGAAGCATGCTATTCAGGGTATAAAATCTCGTATATAAATATACTCATAATGGCGAATAAGTGGTTGTCGCACGTCAAGAGCACGATGAAGTCGATGAAGTCGAAGGGCACCTACAAGAAGGGTGACGGCCTCAAGAAGGTTATTAAGGAGGCGAAGAAGAGCTACAAGAAGCACCGCGGTGGTTCCGGTGGTCCCGAGTCTATGGAAGAGGTTGGCGGTCGTCGTAAGACTCGTCGTCGCAAGACTCGTTCCTAAAAAAATCAAAGCTCCTAACATATAAAGACAAATGGGTGGTGGTCTATTACAACTCGTGGCACACGGCGCACAGGACGCATACCTAACTGGGAATCCGCAGATTACGTTCTGGAAGGGTCTCTTCAAGCGCCACACTAATTTTGCGATGGAGCCTTTTCGTATTAATTTAACCGGTATGCCCATGTGGGGTCAGAAGCAGAGCGCGACTCTCGGTCGCCATGCCGACTTGGCGTATTCTACTTATTTGAGCATCGTTCTTCCCAGAATTGATAGAACAAAGACTGGTACTCCCGTTATCCTCTGGAACAACGAACAGGGTCGTCTCGGATACAATCTGCTGGACTATGTGGAAATTGAAGTCGGTGGTCAGTTAATTGACCGTCTTTACAGCGAATGGCTGTATTTGTGGGACACCCTTACG